AGTGGTGTTGCAATGGCCACTGAATTCCAATTGCTCAATGCCAAATTAGCTGAGATGGCCGGTAACTTAGAAGATGCTGAAACAGAAATGTGGAAGATCTTTGCTATGTATCAAGCTAGGGATTGGACAGGTACTGTTAAGTATCAAGATAGTTATGGTATACAGGATAAGAACGCTGAATACACTAAATTGCAGGTTGCTAAGGCTAGTGCTACAAGTCCAGATGTTCTTGCTATGATTGATCGCAAGTTAATTGAATTACTAGCTGAAGATTTATCTATAGAAGCCGCAGGCCCTAGCCTGGATGAAGCAGAATTAAAACGCGAAGTTAGCAATTACAATGTTGATGAAGTTGAACCTAGCGCCGCTGGCCCTGCTACTGTTGATGAATATGGTAACATTAAGGTATCTACACAACCTACAGGTAAAACAACATTGAATGCGCCTAACTTAAGAATGACCACAGCAGGCGCAGGTCGTAATGCAGGGAGTCCAACCTAATGGCTAAGAATCCTTTACAAAATCCAATTAATTTTACAGCTAAGAATGTAACTAAAAATGCCCGGGAGCGAATCCGTGCTGGTGTTCAGATCGATATGCACAGTGGCAATACTGTGCCTACGGATTGGCATCAAAATGAAATGAACTTATTTGCTGGACCTAACTATGAACCACCTATGGGACGCCAAGGTGCTCCTATGATTGTTCCTGGTAAACCATTTACAGAAACTGATATGGGTAATCCAGCTCAGGCTTTGAATTGGCGAACCAAGGGCGAGCGTATGCCTGAACAAATGATTGACAGCTATGGTCCTAATAGCGACAAGATGTATGGTGCCTTACAAAGCGCCGAAGCAAAGAGATACAATTTTCCTGATAAGGTTGATCCTGTCAAGAAACCTTTGTATGTAAATTGGCCACCTAAAGTGGGGCCAAATCCATTAAAACCAACTAAAGGAGGCTAAAATGCCAATGTTACCAAACGGAGTAAACCCAAACGGAAACCAACCATTACAATATGGTCAAGGTTCTCCAGCAAAAGTATCGATCCCAAATGATACAAAATTGTCAATCCCAACTGTTACAGCTGATATGACTCGTATGAATGGAAAGATCGGCCCTGATCATGATCTAAATCCAAGCTATAGTCCAGTACATTCTGGCGAAATGCTAAAAGGTATTGAAGATCACCAAGGTGGCGACGAAAAATTCTGGGCTAAGAAATAAGAATTATGGTCACTAATCACAAAGTACAGATTCAAAAATGGATAGCCGGTAGGTTAGAAACCATAGAACGCTTCTTTACTCGTGAAGAAGATGCCCGTAACTTTCTAAAGAATGAGCACAAGGATGGTTATACAAGTAAAATCTATGACCGTAAAGGCCAAGTGCTACATGTTGAAGGTGAACAATCACCTGATACATACGCTTAAGGAACGATTATGCCATTAAAACAAGGTTCATCAGCAAAGACTATAGGTCAGAATATTGCTACTGAAATGGCAGCAGGCAAACCACATAATCAAGCTGTGGCCATTGCTTTGAATACTGCACATAAACCTAAAACACATACTGATAAAACTCGTGTGTTAAAGAGACATAACAATGAATAAACCTTTGACCGTCAAAGTTCCTGCTATTCTTGAAAGATCTGGTAAGGTTATTGAGGCTCCTAGTCCTGCTTGGAGTCATGCTGAACTTATTAAGAAGGCAGGCAAGGATGCAAAAGGTGCAAAACATGAATTTGAACTTAATAATGGTCGTGTAGTCAATCGCTTGGTAGCCGCTCGTGTTGCTGAACAAGCTGGAGAAGTTCCCAAGAAAGATGGCAAATTTTTACACAGCCATGATTTAAGACACGCTGAAGGAATAAAGAAGAAAAAATTATGAGCAAATTAGAAGACGCAACAAAACGCCTTTGGGCTAATAACTTTATACTCTATACTAAAGCGCATGGATTTCATGTCAATGTTGTAGGATATGGGTTTTTAGGTAACCATCACCTTTTCAAACATGTTTATGAAGAACTCTACAGAGAAATTGATACTATAGGAGAAGGTTTAAGAACACTTCACGAGGTTGTTCCTTTTAGCCTTACTAGAGTATTAGCTTTAGCAGACATTAAAGATGAAACAGTAGCGCCCAATGCAGAAGAAATGATCAAGATTCTTTATGATGATATAGATACCTTGATTAATTGTGCAAATGAAGTTTATGAAATGCTTCCAGAAGTTAAGGCCTATGGTCTTCAAGACATTCTAGCCCATTACTTAAAGAAACTTCATACATTATGCTGGAAGTTAGAATCTAGTTTACCTACACCAGAACAGGATAAGTTCTGGGCCAAGTTAGGCAAGCCAGAAACTCCAGATGAAAGTTACAAATAAGGAGAGTATCATGGATACTAAGAAAACAGGAAAATTCGAAGGTAAATCAAACGCTTTAGGCCATGGTGGTCGTGCCGCACAACTTAAAGCCGCAGGTGTACCAGCAGGTGTTATAGGTGCTATTGCTCGCTCTAAAGGAGCCGCACCAGGACAAAAGAATTATCATGGCACTCGTGCTAGTATGAATCACAGTATGCCAATGCGTAAACAAGGTAGAGGCGGTTAATCTACCATTTAGTACCGGTCTAAAGCCGATATTAATAAATATACTATTACTCTAAAGGGAGGCGAGAGGTACATGGACTCATATAAAAACATGGCAACAGAAAACGCAACTGACGCGATGCTACAAGGTAGCGAAAGCCAGGCACAACAAGAGACAAGATCTTACACACAAAAAGAAGTCGACGATATGATGGCTCGTATGAAGAGCAAAATATTGAAGAAAGCTACAAAACCTTACGAGGATTTGGGCGATCCAGAAGAACTTCGACAGCTGAAAGAGGAAGCGGAATTACGCCGCACCAAAGATCAGATGAAGCGTGGAGAGTTTGAAAAGACTCTGCAAGAACTTGCTCAAAAGAAGGATCAAGAGATCCAAAAAAGGGACTCTATCATCCGAGATTATAAAGTTAATAGTCCTTTAATCAGTGCCGCTGCCAAGTATCGTGCTGTGAACGCTGATCAAGTTAAAGCATTGTTAATTAATAATGTTCGATTAAATGGTGATGGAGAAGTTGAAGTAGTAGACCATAGAGGAGTCGTTCGTTACAACGATCGCGGCGAACCTTTGGAAGTGGATGATTTAGTGCGAGAATTCCTGGATTCGAATCCGCACTTTGTGTCGGCCACTCCTGCTACAGTCAATAGTAGAAGTAATATCAATCAAGGTCCTAGTGAAGGGATTGATATTACAAAATTAGACATGAGTTTGGCCGCACACAGAAAAATTTATGCGCAGGCTATGGCTCAAAAGAAAATATAAAATAAGGAAATTTTATCATGGCATATCCATCAAACATTAATACCTCGCTTAACAGCGAATTGTTTGCCAACCTGGTTACTCAGGCGCAATACCAAGCATATGAAACATCAGTTGCTCGTCAATTGGTTACTGTTTTCGATGCTCCAATCCATTCTGGTAAGAACTTACAAGTTCCAGTTTGGGATCGTGTTACAGCTGACTTGATCGCTGACGAATCAGCAAGTCCAGCACATCAAACAAACACAAACGCAGCCACAATTACTCTTCAAGAGCATGTGGTTTACCATCAGATCACAGACATGATCCGTGATTCTGCTTACAGCGATGTATTCAGCCAATTAGGTGACCAATCTGGTCGTGCTATTGCTGAATCTATGGACCGTCAAGTGTTCAGCCAATTCACCAATTTCAACACATATGATGACCTAGGTGCTTCAGGACATGAGTTAGTTGTTGGTGACATTCTAAGAGCTGCCGCTACATTGCGTGCCGCTCGTTTGACAGGCCCATTCTATGCTGTTGTTCATCCAGCGGCTGCTTACAACTTAAAGAAAAACTTGACAGCAACTCTTCCATATGCTGGTGCGAGTGGTCTAGTTAATCCAAGTGATTTGGGTAATGATGTATTGCGTGGTTTCTACATTGGCACACTAGCTGGTGTTGAGATTTATGAAAGCGCATTGGTAACAGTAAGTGGTACAGATAGTATCAACGCTGTTTTTGCTCGTACAGCTTTAGGTCACGCAATGCGTGGTTCTATCGACATGAACACATTGTATCTACCAGCATACCGTGCAACTGATGTTGTATTGAAAGCTGTTGCAGGTGCTACTGTATTGAATACATTACACGGTGTTCGTATTACAGCTGACGCTCAAATCAATTAATAGGAAATAAGATGGCCTTCATAACAGATAATTCTGGAAATGTTATCAGCTTCGCTGAGTACCAAGATGTTCTTGATACAGATCAGCGTGTGTTTGAAAACAACGAAGGCCTCACGGATGATGTCGTTGAGGAACTTCTAATAAAAGGGACTCAACGCATTTTGTATGCTATCAAATATTCCGATTGGTGGAGAGATTTATACCTTCAGGAAACTGTTAGTCCTAGTTTTACTAGTGCTAGCGATGTTCCTGATGTAAATCCCAATCAAATTTTAGTTAGACAAGCAGATTTCACTGACCTCTGCGTGTACTACACATTGTATTATTTTATTCTTCCTAAGGTCGCTGATTTTAGTAAAGAAGATAATGCAGAGCGAGCTAAGATTGGATTTTACCAACAGAGATATCAAGCATTGTTCGAGGAATTGATCAATGCAGGTGATTGGTATGATATACTAAACCAGGGTTCTATCACTGCTAGTGAAAAAAAACCTGGTGCAATGCGTTTACATAGAAATCGATAATGAGACAAGCCATTGTTGATTATCTTCAAATGAATAGAGTGAGTCTAACTCCTGCTATCATTGCCACCACATTGCCATATATCAATGATCGTGACCCCATTTATATTAAGAATAAAAAACACATTTATGTGGATGTTGACCAAGTTAATCAAATAACTGCAATCAACGCTCTTGATGGAAGTGGCGCAACACAAGAACATACAAATATCCGTGCGTTCCTCGTAACTGATGCCAAGCAAGTGTTACCGAATTATGAAACTATTGTACAAACCATAAAGGATGCAAGACTTACACCTGAGCTTAATGTTCAGGGCGTTACACAACGCTTAGTAACTGTTCAGACTCACTTTATGGAAGATGCTCTAGTTACTGAATTCTTGTTCCACTTTGTAAAATTAATACCACAATAAAAGGAAAAAATAATGTCATACATTAACCCACAACCAGGTAACTCGGTAACACAGATCGTTGTTAATATCGACCGTGCTGATGCCAGTACCATTACATTGACAAACGGAGTTCCAACTGCTATCGCCTTAGGCACTGGCAAGTTGTCAATTCCAGCGTTAATCGATGTAAAGATGAAAAACGCAAACGACATCCATTCTTGGAGTCAATTAGATAGTACAGCTAAGTATCAAGTTCCAACAACTGCAACTAACGAAATTAACATGAATCTAGTAGTAGATCCAGTAAGTTTCTTTGGTGCAGGTGGCTCAACAGGTGTAATGGGCGGATCTGGTGCTAGCGATACAGCAACAAACTTAGGTCTAGCCTACTTGTCTAAGTACAAGACTAAACTAGCTTTTGAAATTCATTTCCAAAGCGTAGCTAGTCCTACTACTGGCGCAAGTGGTGATGCCGCAACTGAGAATATCATTGTTCGCGGACAAGGATATATCACTGGATTAGAGCCAAGCATTACTGCTACAGCTCCAGTCTGGGTAACACCAATTAACATCATTGTTACTGGTGAATACATTTTCTCAGCTAGTTAATAACTAGAATAGAAAGCACAATAAGGGCATTTCATGCCCTTATTTTGTTTCTCTGATTAAATACAAAGGAAGAAGATTTATGGACCTCTTAGATAACAAAAGAGAAGAAGATTTACTGGATGCTCTACTTCCAGAAATAGCCAAAGCACAAAATGAAATTCGTTGTGCTCGCAAAGATTTAGAAAAAGCAACCAATAGAATAAGTTTTATTTTATTGATTGTAAACAAACTGATTAATAGAAAAAGGATTGAAAGATGAAATTAAGCCAATTAGCCGCAAAACCCCAACTAATCAAATTAACAATAGATGATGAAACTATTGTATCTACCTACGGTGATGGAGAACCAATTGAATTTTGGACATGGGATCGCCAGCCATTGACAACATTTTTGAAATTATCAGGAGCTAATAATGATAATTCAGCAATGGTAGAAGTAGCCCGTGGATTAATTCTTGATGAAACAGGAAAAGAAATTATCAACGATGAAACAAGCCTACCTGCTCCATTAATGATTAAAGCAATTACATTAATTGTTGAACGCCTGGGAAAGTAGTAGGCGGGGAAGTAAATTGGGAAGATCGAGATGTAATGTTAGCTATTACTCTCGATAATCTTGCCCATAGGTATAATTGCTTACCAAGCCAGGCCTTAATTCATGCTTCAACCTTAGATTTGTATGTTTTAGATGTTAGTAGCCGTTGGTATAAATTCCAACAAGATAAGGCAAGCGGAGCAATTGACAGTCAACCTCGCCCAAGCGAAATAGAAATGTTAAAAATGGTTGAGCGTGTTAAAAAAGGGATAACCCCGGGTAATGGAGCAATTAAAAAATGATAACATTAAATTTTGATACAGTTTTAATGGAAAGAAAATTGACAGCATTGAGTAATGTAGTACCAGGATTGATGCCGGGTGCATATCAATATTTTCGAAATGCAACGCCTGTAAAAACTGGTAATGCTAGAAGTAATACAACATTAGTAGGTAATGTTATCTATGCAAATTATCCTTATGCCGCAGTCTTAGATGCAGGTCGTGGATATAGAAATGGTCAAATGCGTGGTTCTGAACAAGCTCCATACGGTATGTCTGCTCCAACAATTAATTTAGTTATGAAACAATTAGCAGTTGCTATGGCTCAAGCTATTATGAGTATAAAAGGATAAGTCATGGCAGATTTGAATTTTACTTTAGGCGGCGATAGTAGTGAATTAAATCGTGCTATTGAAGAAGCCCAAAAAAGATTAGAAGAATTAACTAAATCAGTTATTAAAAGTAATGAAGCTATTAATGATGCTAAACAAAATTTAGCATATTTGCAATCATTCAAACAATTAAAAGATAGTATCGAATCAGTTGTTGGTAGTTCTAAACAATTTGAATCTTCTCTTTCAAGTTTAATTACTAAACTTGGTTCATTATATGCCGCAAAACAATTAATACAATGGGCAGAATGGGCAAATAATATAAGTCAAACTGCTAAAGCAATTAATTTTACTACAAGTGAATTAGTTTCTTTCCAAGCCGCTGTTATGCAATCTGGTGGATCAGCTCAAGCCGCAAGTCGTGGTATTGAAATGTTCTATATGAAACTTGATCAAGCACGACAAGGTGGTTTACAACAACAATATGCTTTCCAAAGATTAGGAATTACCTTACAGGATCTAAAGAAATATGATGATCCAACATTATTTCAAATGACTCTTAAGGCACTTGCTGAATTACCTCCAAGTGCTGAACGAAACCGTATTGAAGTAGAATTATTAAGTCGTAGTTTCCGTGGTATTCCTTTACAAGATGTTCAAAAACAATTTAATGAAACTAAAGGAACATTTGCCCAATTTGGTCCTGTATTAGATGATGCTGGTAAGGCTTATCGAAATCTAATGCAAGATCTTATGAATTTTAAGATTGCAATACTAAGTATATTCCAACCAATCTTAAAATTAATGGGCGATTCAACCATTAGTGTACAGACTTTCCAAAAGGCATTAGTTGATCTAGCATCGGCATTTGTTGCTGTAAGATTAGCCATGGCACTTCCAACATTCCAAGCCGCAATTATCATGTGGAAGGATATGACCATTGCAGTTAGAGCCGCGGCAGTAGCTTTAAGAGAATTTAGCATTGCAGAAGCACTTGCCGCTAATGCTACTGGATTAGGAGCATTGTTAAACCTTGTTCTTAAATTAGTAGCAGGTTTAGCAATATTCTTCGGCGTTGAAGCCGCAATGAATAAAATCTTAAATGATAGTGCAGAATCAAATAAAAAGGTTAACGAAGAAAAACAAAAAGAAGTAGATAACAATAACAAATTATCTACCTCAGGCCAAGAAGTATACACAATGTATGCTAAAATGAATGCCGCCATTATGGAACAAACCAAGGCATTCAAAGACAATATTCAAGCACAAATTGATAATATTAAATCAAAAGATGCTACTGCTGGTTTAAGCAATGAAGCCAAAGCTAAAATGGACGAAGAAATTCGTGTTAGAGAAGAATTCCGTCGTAAAATTGCTGAACTTAATACAAAATTAAAAGAAGCTCAATCTGCCCGTCCAGAAGATGAAGCCTATTATACTCAAGGTACACTTAAAAAAGCAATCCAAGATTTAACAGCCGCACAAGACAACTATGTTAAATCTGCGGGAGCCGCGGCGGCTATACGAGCTAAAAATAATGATGCTGATCAAATGGCGTTATTATTAAAAGAAGATCAAATTAAAATTCAAAAAACATTAGCAGACATTCAAGTTAGCATTGATGAAATGACATTATCAAGCGATCAAAAGAAAATTGCTAATATTGAAAAACAAACAAATGAATATATTAAACTTGCTACTGAAAAACGCCGTGCCCAATTAGGAGCTAATGCTACAGATCAAGACTTAGCAGAAGATAAGATACTTCAACAGACCATTGCAGGCATTAAAGAAAAACAAGCCGCAGTTGTTGATGCAACTAAAAAAGAAATCGATGCTAGTCGTGATTGGTCAAATGGTTGGAAATTAGCATTTAACGAATATAAACAAAATGCTCAAGATGGAGCCGCTACTGCTAAAAAATTATTCGATGATAGTACAAAAGGCATGGAAGATGCTATTGTTAACTTTGCTAAAACAGGTAAACTTAGTTTTGATCAATTGTTACAAACATTAGCAGAAGATATCCTTCGTAGTCAAATTAAACAATTATTTGCTAATATGTTTACTGCTGGTGGATTAACAGGCGGAACAGCAGGTGGTGGAAGTTTATTTGGAAGTTTTGGTAAATTGCTTGGATTTGCCGATGGAGGAACAATTCCAACAAATAGTCCTGTATTGGTAGGTGAGCGTGGCCCAGAAATTATTAGTGGAGCACAAGGAATGAATGTTACGCCTAATGGTGCTTTGGGAACAAATGTTACTTACAATATTAATGCAACAGATGCTCGTAGTTTCCAACAAATGATTGCCCAAGATCCTAGCTTTATCTATGCTGTAACATTGCGTGGTCAAAATATGATACCAGGCGCAGGAGGATTATAATGAGTTTTCAATGGATTA